GGATTACAAAAAAAAAATTATAAATGGGAAACCAGAAGATTTTGAACATTTAGAGGATGAAGATTTTGCAGAAGAATTTCTTAAAGCAGAATTTGGCATAGTGAGGGGCAGCTCGGATCAGGGAAAAACGATGTTCAACAGGGAGTCCCTTATAACCGAAGGAGACTACACTGATTACAAGGAGATGGTTTTTCAGCTCCCAAAAAATGAGTGGCTGATACGGGATTTAGAAAACCAGATAAGGGATCTTCAAAAGGAGAAAAATTTATTAGCTGAGACTCGTCTAATAAGGGGAGAAGCACCTTTGGAGATAAAAGGGTGGGGAGGAATTAAAGACGAAAAAAAATGGCACCAACTCTCCGACCAGCAGGACGAGCTGCAAGACAAAATATCCCAGATACAGGCAAGTAATTTTCAAAGTCATTACAAGTACCCCAATGTCTTTGCCCACGCAAGATTCAACACCAGGGAGATTGATGGCAAGAAAACCCTGTTCATAGAGGAATTGCAGTCCGACTGGATACATCAGGGCAAGAAACATGGATTTATTGAAGGTAAAACGGATTTACAAAAAAGACATCAAGAGCTTATTAAAGAAATGCGGGAAGCCGCAGAACAAATGCTTGATTCTAAATATGACAAATTAAATGAAGAATTTAGAGAAGTATCACGTCAATTGGATATTGAAAATCCAACTACCCTAAAAAAAGCTCCTGACATTCCGTTCAAGAAGAACTGGCAGGATCTCGTTCTGAAAAGATTAATCAGGTACGCCGCTGAAAACGACTTTGATGCCATCGCACTGGCAGGGGGCAACATCCAGGCTGACAGGTATGATTTAAGCAAGCAAGTAAATGAAGTAATTGCACAAAAATATGATGAGGGGATTCATTTAAAAGTATATGATAAAAATGATAGTAAAGTTATAGATATAGAAAAATTATCAATACAAGAAGTGGAACGATATATTGGTAAAGAATTAGCTGAAAAAATAAAATTAGATATAGAGAAAAATCCTACATCACAATCAAGATATTCAGGTCTTGACCTTAAAGTAGGCGGTGAAGGACTTAAAGCGATGTACGATGAAATATTCTCCAAGTCCCTAAAAAAGATTGGGAAGAAATTTGATGCGAAGTTGATTGAAAAAGTAATGAAATCTAAAATTTCATCAGATGAACCTGATTGGGATGTGAATGGTGACGTGCGATTCGATGATGAGGGATGGTATAAACAAAAAGAAAATGAATTTTGGTTTATGGATATTACCTCTTCGATGAAAAAACAGGCGATAGAGGCAGGATTTCCCATCACGGGATTGCGTGAAGGGGGTATTGTGGAAATACCGCACTTCCATTATGGTGGATTTATAGATATTAATAGGTTATAAAAAATCATGGCGAAAGATAATATAGACAAGGCCGTCAACGCGATCGTCGGCGAGACGATTGAAGAGTCCATTGATACGAACGAGCCTGTTGATGTAGAAATTGTTTCCGAAGAAATAACCGTGTCCGACGAACCGTCAGACGCGACGGATGATTTCTATGCCAATCTGGCGGAGGAGATGGATGATAGTGACTTAGGCTCTATTGCTTCCCAATTAATGGAGGATTATGAAAATGACAAGTCCTCTAGGGAAGAGTGGGCGCGAACCTATACCCAGGGATTGGATCTTCTTGGATTTAAATACGAAGACAGGACACGGCCATTTCGTGGCGCAAGCGGTGTTACACATCCCTTGCTAGGAGAAGCGGTTACACAATTCAGTTCCACGGCTTTCAAGGAACTCATGCCGTCAAGCGGCCCCGTTCGTACGCGTGTCGTGGGCGACGAGACACCTGAGCTTTATCAGCAGGCGCAGCGCGTGAAGGAATTCATGAATTATCAAATTACAACCGTGATGGAGGAGTACACTCCTGAACTGGATCAGATGCTTTTTTATTTGCCGCTTTCAGGATCGACATTTAAAAAAGTCTACTATGACGCGCAGCTATCTCGCGCGGTATCCAAGTTTGTTCATGCCGAGGATCTTGTGGTGCCCTACACCGCAACGGATCTGGACTCATGCGAACGCATCACCCACGTGGTGAAACAATCAGAGAATGACATTCGCAAGAAACAGGTCAATGGTTTTTATTTAGACATAGAGCTTAATCCCACATCTCAGTCTCCCACCTATAATGCCTCCGATATTAAATCAAAAATTAACCGCATAGAGGGAATTCAGCAGACAGGGGAGTCAATGATGATTACCCTCTTGGAATTTCATGTGGCTTTGGATCTCGTGGGATATGAGGACAAACAGGACGGAAAAGAGACAGGAATTAAACTTCCCTATATCGTAACACTCGATGAGCAGTCTGCTCAAGTATTAGGAATAAGGAGAAATTATGACGAAGGGGATGAAAAATATCGTAAGAAACAATATTTTGTTCATTTCAAGTTTCTTCCAGGTCTTGGATTTTATGGCTTTGGATTAATTCATTTAATCGGAGGTTTGTCACGTACGGCCACTTTGGCGTTGCGTCAATTAATTGATGCGGGGACATTATCCAATCTTCCCGCTGGTTTCAAGACACGGGGATTGCGTATTGCAGATACAGATGAACCACTTCAGCCAGGAGAATTTAGGGACGTGGACGCACCGAGTGGAGAAATCAGACAAGGATTATTGCCTTTACCTTACAAGGAACCATCACAAACATTATTTGCTCTTCTAGGATTTGTTGTGGACGCAGGACAACGTTTCGCCCAGATCGCGGATATGCAAGTAGGCGATGCCAATCAAGGGGCGCCTGTAGGAACAACAATTGCTTTATTGGAACGCGGTTCGCGGATCATGAGCTCTATTCACAAACGCATGTATTATTCGATGCAACAGGAATTTAAATTACTAGCTAATGTTATTCAAATGGATTTACCTCCTGAGTATCCTTACATGGTTGTGGGAGGGAATAGGATGATTAAACAAGAGGATTTCGATGAACGGGTGGATATTATCCCTGTCGCGGATCCCAATATTTTCTCTATGGCACAGCGCATTCAGCTCGCCCAGACTCAACTCCAAATGGCGATGAGTGCTCCTCAACTGCATAATGTTAAAGAGGCGTATGTCCGCATGTACGAAGCGTTGGGTGTGCATGACATTGATAAAATAATGAAAATGGACAAACCTGAACCCATGAGTCCGGCCACGGAGAATCAAAAATTAATTGAAGAGGATGGTATTGAGGCATATGAAGGACAGAACCATGACGCTCACATCCAGGCTCACCTTATTTTTAGTTTATCCCCCATTGTTGAACTCTTGCCGCAAATAGGGGTGGAATTAAGTAAACATATTCTGGAACATGTTACTTTTAAGGCGAAAGAGGCGGTTGCGACGCAAATTGAACAGGCGGAACAGCAAATGGGACAAGTGGCAGAAGGTGAACAGCTAGAAACGATGACGGAATCACAAATTGCCGTATTAGAGGGACAGTTCCTGGGGGAAGTCAAGCAAATGCAGGCGGAAATGAGTGGAGAGGGGCAACCTGACCCTGTCATTGAACTTAAAAAGCAAGAATTACAGCAACGCGCCCTTCATGATAAGGAAAGATTGCAATTTGATGCAACTAAACTTGGGTTTGAAGATCAAAAACTACAACAAAAAGATAAAATTGATAACGCTCGCATTGATTCACAAGAAGATATTGCCCAACTGAGGGCTAATGTAAATTTAAAGAAATTTAATCAGCAAGCAAAAGGACCAGGATTTCAATATAAAAATAAAGGCGGGAAAGTATGATAGTTACCGCTCAAGCAATATTTGAGTGCCATTTACAAGGATTGCATAATTATGTAGCCTCATCCGTAAAAACAAAAGGTCACTATTTGATTATGGCAGAAGCAATGTTGGCGATTACAAGGGAACTCCTGTCTAAAAATTTGAATGATAACGATGCTTTACAAATTATGGAGCATGCATTACAAGATAGTAAAACAAAAACTTATCATTGAGGAAGGTATGGCAAAAGCAAAATATATAAACGGATCAAAATATCCTAATGCTAAAATGACTGTCTCTAACGAGATGAATCCTTATGCGGGTCCTAATGTTAACAAGACATCCGAAGTATCTACAGCACAAGTAGCAATACCTGGACCAAAAGTTATAGATAACTTAGGAAAGGGACCAAAAGGACAACGCAGTAAAATGCAAATTAAGAAGGTTGCTTTTAAGGGCGTCTTTTAGTAGATTAATTTCCAATTTAACAAAGGAGGTTTCACATGAAACTTTTAAAAGATATTTGGGGTTGGCTCAAGGAATGGAACGAGTGGCAGCTTAAAGATTGGATCAAAGCTGGTGTTATTGTTGCTATTGTTCTGTTCATCCTATGGAAAATGTCGGGTGCTGGGGCGTAAATGCTCAATCTTCTCGCAGGACTATTAGGTGGTAAGAACGGAGCCCTCAAACAAATTTCTAGCGTTATTGACGATTTACATACATCAGAGGAAGAAAAGCTTGATAAGAAAATTCTTATGCAACGGATCAAGCAAAAACTTGCTGAGAAACAGATTGATGTAAATCTGAAAGAAGGCTCTCATAAGTCGATTTTTGTTGCGGGCTGGCGCCCGATGATCGGTTGGACGGGAGCCTTCGCGCTAATTTTTGAGTTCATACTCTCCCCCTCAATTGAATGGTATGCAAAATTCTCAGGGCTTGATATAATGGCTCCTGAAATTCAAACTGGACCCTTACTAGCAATTGTCACTTCAATGCTCGGAGTTGCGGGGCTCAGAAGTTTTGAGAAAACAAAAGGCTTAACAAAATAAGGAGAAATTATGGGACCGAAGATTAAGAAAAAGAAAAAGAAACAATCACCACTACAAAAAATACAGAAGGAATTAGATAAGCTTGCAGCTCTTCACACAAAGGAAGAAGTGATAGTTGAAAAAATAGAAGAAATTATTGAAGAAGAGGAGGATTAAATGCCACAAGGACCAGGAACATACGGACGTAAGGTAGGAAGGCCACCTGTTAAGGCTAAGGATGGTAAATGGATCCAGAAAGCAATTAAAAAACCAGGAGCGTTACGGGCCTCATTGGGTGTTAAAAAAGGAAAAGATATTCCCGCTAAAAAATTAGCGAAGACGGCGAAAGCGAAAGGGAAACTTGGACAGAGGGCTCGTTTAGCAATCTCAGGGTGATTGGCATACATATATCGTTTCTGTTTAACCGATTTAAAGGGCATTAATAAATTTTAGTT